ATTATGCTCTCCTTCGGATGAAGGATTCAGGCGCTTACACCAATAATAATGAGATTCCTTTTCGTTTTCTTCCATGTTTATCTGCTGGATTAGCTTATTACATAGCTATGAAAAAAGCACCAGACAGAATTCAACTTTTAAAACAAGTTTATGAAGATGAGTTTCAACGTGCAGCAGATCAGGACGGCGAAAGAACAAGTTTATTTTTAACACCCAAGACATATTTGCCAGGAGCGTAAATGGGCAAGTATGCGTCAGGTAAATTTGCTAAACGCATATCCGATAGATCGGGTATGGCTTTTCCTTACAATGAAATGGTGCAAGAATGGACAGGAGCATGGGTTCATATAAGTGAGTACGAACCTAAACATCCACAACTTGAACCTTTACCAATTGTTACAGATCCTCAATCTTTACAGTATGCAAGAGCACAGAGAGCTGACTCAAGAGTTTTTGTTGGTCAAGATGGAGTAACAGTAAATGATTTTCAAACACTTAACATGTCAGTGACTAATATTTATGCCAACGGCGTAGCTTATGCCTCCACACAAAAAAGCATGATGCCTTTAAGTCTCCAACGACCAAATAAACCTACCTTATTGCATAGCTCGACAGGAAATGTTACAGTGAGCACGTCATGACCGACTATTCTGATTTAACTGATAATGTAAGAAATTATACTGAAACAAGCACAAACGTGCTCTCTAACGCTGTTATTCAACCTTTTATTGAATCTGTTGAGGATAAAATAAGAAGACAAGTAGATTTAAATTATTATAGAAAATATGATACAGCAACTTTGACAGTTAATAATGCTTTTTTACCTCTTCCTGCTGATTGGGAAGCAACGAGATATATTCAATTAATAGACAGTAATGATGACAGAACTTTCTTGATACAAAAAGATATTTCGTTTATGAATGAATACGCACCAGATAGAACATCTGCAGGTGCTGGAACGCCAAAATATTATGCTGACTGGGACCAAGATACACACTATCTAGCGCCAACCCCGAACGCTGCATTAACTGTAGAGCTCGCATACACGTACAAGCCTCCTGGCTTGACAAGTACAAATACATCTACTTGGTTAAGTCAGAATGCTCCAAACGTGCTACTGTATGGTTGTATTTTAGAGGCACTTGGATACTTGAAAGGTCCAGCGGATATGATACAATACTACGATAAAATGTATAATCAGTCTGTACAGGCTCTTGCCACATATGAGATGGGGCGTGATCGTAGAGACGAATTTCGGGACGGCGTTATTCGTATCCCTCTCGAATCAAGGAACCCATAGGAGATTATTATGGCAATTACTCAAGCTGTATGCAACAGTTTCAAAGTGGAAATCCTTAAAGGCCTACACAATTTTACGGCTACGACAGGGAACACTTTTAAACTAGCATTATACGACAACGAAGCAACTTTAAGCAAATCAACAACTGCATTTCAACAAACTGACGAAGTAGGTGCATCAGGCACTTATGCTGAAGGTGGTGGTGCGTTAACATCTGTTACGCCAGCATTATCTACAGACACTGCTGTTTGTGACTTTAGTGACATATCTTTTACAAGTGCAACTATTTCAGCACAAGCTGCTGTAATTTATAATAGTTCAACTGTATCTGGTTTAACTACTAACGCATCTGTTTGTGTATTAGATTTCGGTGCAGTGAAAACTTCAACTTCAGGAACATTTACAATTACGTTCCCTGCTGCTGAAGCAACTGCTGCAATTCTAAGGATCGCATAGGAGATAAATTATGGCCTCTCTTCAAGGATGGGGCCGACAGACCTGGAGTTCAGGTGCTTGGAGTGAACAAGCACCTGTAGATGCTACAGGTAATGGTCTCACATCATCTCGTGGCTCGTTAACCATAACGGGTGATTGTAATATTACGCTTTCTGGTGTCGCTGGCACTTCCGCTCTTGGAACTGCTGTCGGTACTGGTGTTGCGGAAGTTACTGCTATAGGAAACGCAATAACATCTTCTCTTGGAACTGAAACTGTTTCAGGAACTTGTGTTGTTACAGCAACTGGTTTAGGAACCACCGCATCTTTAGGTGATGAGACAGTAACTACTTTAGCACAATCAGGATGGAATAGAGGCGTCGCTGGTGACAGTGGTGTTACTCTTGGATGGGGTGATAACCTTTGGGGCACTACAGCTCAATCTTACGCTTTAACAGGAGCTCAAGCATCAACTAACACTGGAACTATGACCTTCCAAGGTGATGTTTCTATAACACCATCAGGACTTGGATTAACATCTTCTACCAATACACCTGGCACATCAATATTCTTAACTGGTGTCTCAAGCACATCTTCAATAGGAACTTTCTCTATAACAGGTGATTCGCAAGTCACTGTTGTTGCAGCGAGTGAACCACAGCTTGACATATCTATAGGCACTGAATCTGTCGCAATTGGTAAAACTGCTTTTCCTTCAGGTAATCAATTAACTGGTAGTATTGGTACAGAGACTGTCACTGGTGATTGTAATGTAACTGCTACAGGCGTTTCTATGACTGGTAGTCTTGGTACAGAAACTGTTTCAGGATCTGCTCCTGTAGATGCAACAGGAAATGCTTTAACTTCAAACGAAGGAGATCCAACAATAACTGCTGGAGCAACGATTTCTCCTACTGGTTTAGGTATGACCTTATCATTAGGTGATGAAACGCAAGAAACTAGCTATGAAGCACCTAGTGTTTCCGTCACATCTAGCACTGGAACTTTAAATATTCGCACAGATGTAAGCTTTACATTAACTGGCGTTTCTGCTACAAGTACAACTGGAACTTTACAAGGGACCTTCTGGTCTGTTGTAGATGATTCTAACTCGGATATAAGTTGGACAGAAGTTCATCAAGCCGCATAAAAGTTTTGACAAACTTTAAAATTATACTTAAAACTTTATTAGGAGATTAAATGGCATCAACTTATTCAACAGGTTTAAGAATAGAACTTCAAACCACAGGAGAAAATTCAGGTACTTGGGGTACTATTACGAATAATAACTTTTCTCAGGTTTTTGAATTTGCGATCGCAGGTGTCTATTCTAAAGCAATTACAACGGGGACTTCAACAACGCTAACAAACGGCGATGGTCCACAAACTCAAGCAAACAACGAAGCAAGACAAAATCAATTAATTTTAACAGGAACAGTTTCTACAACTCACACTTTACAATTCCCAGCTACACAAAAAACTTACGGTATTTATAACAACATTTCTGGTGGTGCCGATATATCTGCAAGATTAGGAGCCACAGGAAACACCGTCACAGTTACTAATGGTAAATACAGATTATTAGCTACTGATGGGACTAACTGGTATGATATTTTTTCTCTTGCTGGTTTAGGTGAAGCATGGGTTATCAAAACTGGTAACTACACAGCCTCCGATGGTGATAATCTTTTTGTTGATACGTCTGGTGGTGCTGTCACCATAACTTTACCTTCTTCTCCTTCAATTGGAAATCAAGTAAAAATTATTGACGCTGAAGGAACTTTTGGTACAAACAACTGTACAGTGGCACGTAACTCTGAAAAAATTCAAGGTTCTGCTGCAGATTTAACAATAAGCACTGATGGTGCGGGCATTGCGCTTGTTTATGTAAACAGTGACAATGGATGGAGGTTGAAATATAACGACTAATGGCTAACTTACAAGATATAGTAAACAGAAGTGAAGTAGGTGCAATTAAACCTTGGACCGCTGCTGCAGCTCCAGATGGTTATTTGTTATGTAATGGTGCTGCCGTATCAAGATCAACGTATGCAGATTTATTCGCTGTAATTTCTACAACATATGGATCTGGGGATGGTTCTACAACGTTCAACGTTCCTCAATTACAAGGTAAAATGCCACAAGGTTATGATGGTAATACATATAACTTAGCAGGCACTGGCGGTGCAAACACTATTACCGTTGCAGTGACGAACAACCAAGCAGCAACCAGCACTTCAACTCAATCTGTATCTATTACAGGTAATATTGCGACTACTTCTTTAACGACAGCTCAATTAGCTAGTCATAGTCACAATATTAACCCTAAACTTTTTGATGGCCAATCAGGGAATTCAGGAAGAGCTAGCACTCCAGGAGGAAACCCTTCAAGCCCACAAACAATCGCAAGTGCAGGTTCAGGAACAGGTCACAACCACAGTCATACTTTGACTGGAACATTAACAGGTAATATTACAACAAGTTTAACTGGAACTGTCACAGCGGCAGGTACCAATTCATTCTCACCTTATGTGGTGGTTAACTATATTATAAAACATTAGGAGATATTAATGGCAACACAAATTGTAATATTAAATGATGATTATATAAAAATAGATGATTCTTATCATATTGAATGGGCAGATAAAGGTAACGCTATGCCTGCTCTTCCTAATACTATTCATTGTGTTTTATGGAACAATCTTCCAGGGCAAAATGAAATTCAAAGTAAAGATGCTTCAACAGGTAATATGACGGGTAATA